ACGCAGATACGCAGCGCGGGCGATTGCTATCGGCAGCCGGGGATATCTATGCAGGAAAGGACGTTGCGCGGCCTACCGGAATTTCAAGTGGTTTGTTCAATCAGCTACAGACGGGTGCGGCGCTAGGTAAGCTGTCAGAGGTTGAAAACGAAAAGGAAGCGGCGCGGGCTCTTACCAGAGCGGTTCAAGCCAAGGCGTTAGAGCAGGAAATTCAGAATAACCCCGGCTTTTCACGTAAGATCCTCGAAGGAATGGGGCTCCCGGCGTCTCCGACAGCAGAGGCTATTCAAACTCCAGCACCGGAGAATGAGTTATTCCCAGGCGTAAAATCTATCGATCAAAAAATCATGGAGCGGGCGGCGCAACTAAAACAAGAGCTTCCGCAGCTAACAGCAAACGCGGCTCTCCAAGAGGCGAGAAAATCCGTTCAGGCGGACGTGTTAGCCGAAAAGGGGTCTATCGATACAGTTGCCGACGTTCGCAAAAGTACCCGGCAGATGGACGAGTTTTTGGCGCAAGCGGAAGCCGGGGTGGCTGGCGCGGGTAAAACAGGTGGATTTTTTGGACCTGTTAGAGACTTTGCATCGAAACTATACGCGGTTACCAATGCTGATGAAGCGGCGCAAAGAGCGGCACAGGCCGATCTGGATGCGTCAGCACAAAAGGCGGTGGCGGCGTTACGAGTGCCGGGATCGGGGGCGCAGTCAGATATCGAGTATAAGGGTTTATTGAGCGCCGTTCCAAACTCCAACAGAACCCCAGAAGAAAACCAGAGATTGCTAGAGGGCATGAAGGTTTTAGTGCAAGACCGTAAAGACTATGCCGATTTTATAGAGTTTTACCGTAGCAATACCGGCACAGTGCGTGGAGCCGATCCGCTCTGGGATGCGTACAAGAAAGCCAATCCCCTTATAGTGAAACAAGGAAAAGAGCTCGTTCCGAACCTAAATCGAACATCGTGGCGCGATTTTGACTTCAAGTCGGAGAAAGCAGCGAGGTCAGAAACCAAACAACCAAGCAAAGCAGAATTGATCGCAGAGGCAAAGCGTAGAGGGCTCTTATAATGGATGTTTCGGCGCTATCAGACGAGGAATTATTAGCGGCTATCGGCGGCGCGCAATCCGCGACGGCTGGCGTTGCTGGCATGTCAAACGAGGCGCTACTAGCAGCTATCGGAGATGTTCCGAGGCAGGAGATTGAAACAACTACCGGGCAAAAAGCCGCGCTGGGATTTTTAGAGGGCGTGGCGGGACTAGGGGATCTTGGTTCGCTAATCGCAGATTACGCACCAATGCCTAGCGCTAGCTCGGGGTTGGTTGCTCGTTTGCGAGGAATCCCGCGAGAAGAAAGCGCAGGAGATAGATTCCGGGGCTTGGTTGATGCCGTCGCCGGAGTTAAGGACGCAACAAAAATCGGCGGCGACACGTTTGCCTACAAAGCCGCGCAGATGGTCCCAGGGTTTGCGATGCCGCTAGGCGGGGCAACATCTTTAGCCTCGAAGGGCGTAGTAGGAGCGGGCAAAGAGCTTGCAGAAATTTTAGGAACGTCGGCGCTATCCGCTGGCGGTGGGATGATTGGAAAGGCAGAGGGCGGAACGGCGGGAGAGATTGCCGGGCAGATTTTAACGCCGATGGCCGCAACCGCAGCAGCCAAAGGGATCACGTCGTTAGGCCGGGCGCTTGGGCCACTAGCCGAAGCCACTGAAAACAAGGTCTATGGATTTGGCGCTACCGATATCCGTAAGAGCTTAGAGAAAGGCGTAAGACAAGCAGGAGACGAGGCACCTATCAAGGCCGCTATTGATCGATTGATTGCAGAAAAGGCAATTGTTCCGGGTGAGGCAGCCGCAAGCCGTCAGGCGCTAGAGCTACAAGTGCAGGAAATTGGCAACAAGCTAGGCAGCACGCTACAAGCCTTTGATAATGTGCAACCAACGCCAATACAAATCTCCTACGATAACGCTAAAAAGTATATTGCATCGCAAGTTGCATCGACAAAGCAAAAACAAGCATTAGACATCCTTGATGATATTGCTACCAATACAAACAACAACAATGTTTTAGTTTCGGAATGGACACGCGAGCAGCGCAATTTAGCTAACCTTGGGAAATCTACCTACGGGCAAAGTGGTTCCGATGCTCTTGAAGCAACTATCAACAAATATGCGGCGCTAGATATAAAACAAGCACTAGATAAGGAACTAGCCGATCCGGTCTTTACTTCGTCGCTAGGAAAAGATGCAGTAAGCTACGTGCAGGGGCTACGCAAGCAGCTATCCGATAGACACGCAGCGATCCCGGCGCTAATAGCGAGCGAAGCGCGGCAATCAAGCCAGAGCATCCCGGATGCGCTAATCAGCAGAATAAGGACATCGGGCGGATACGGAGTGCCGACTATCGCGGGCGCAGTGCTCGGGGGGCCGTTAGGAGCGCTAGCAGGACTCGGTGCGGGGGCCGCGTTAAGCAGCACTAGAGGGCAGCTAGCCACGGCAGGAGCGGCAAAAGCAGCCGCGCCTTCCCTAGAATCCCTCGGGGGCAGCCTACAGGGCCGCAGCGCAAGCGATCTAGCTAAGGCCATAGCAATACTACAGGCAGGGCAAGCAGCCGAGCCTACGGGGCCAATAGGGCCCACAGAGGAAGATTTTGCGTTGCAGCTGGATGAGGAATTGCCGAGCTATCAGCCGACGATCTCACAGGCCGATCCGGTCGAATCAATTCTAGACGCGATCAAACAAGTTGAGTCGAACGGAAATCCAAACGCCGTATCGCCGAAAGGTGCCGAGGGTGCCTACCAGATAATGCCAGAAATGCAAAAGCGGTTAGGCGTTAGCGATCCAACGGATGAGGCGGACGCCAGAGCTGGCGCAAAGAAACTTTTCTTGGACGAATTGAGCTTTTTCGGCGACCCTAAACTAGCAATGGCAGCTTATAATCTTGGGCGTCCTAAAATGCTGAAACTCGGCAAGTGGAAGCGTGGCAAAACGTTCGAAGATATTGCGATGAATCTTCCAAAAGAAACGCGGGAATATGTGCCAAAAGTTTTAGCGCAGCTAGAGAAGAGCGGGGGCTTGGCATGAGCATCAAAGGAGTATTGAACGCATCGGCAATCCTACTTAGTTGCATCAGCGGCCTACTAGCGTTTGCTACGTTTGTTCTCTCCTCTTTTTACAGCACAGCGCTAGCCGAGTGGAAGGAAACTAGGGCTTTCCGCGACCAAACGCAGATGCGTTTGCAGCTACTCGAAACGACGTTTGAAGCGCAGCAAAAAGACACCGCAAAGGAAATTCAGCAGATTAACCACAAGCTGGATTCGATCCTTGAGGTGAAGCTAAAGAGGGTACCACCGCAATGAGCTTCACCGACGATTGCATGCTCATGATTAAGATTGAGGAGGGATGGAGAGCGCATCCCTACGACGACGTTACCGGGCGACCGGTAAGAGCCCCGATGGGGAAGATAACCATCGGATATGGATTCAATCTAGCTGATCGCGGAATGCCGGTGCAGATCGGTAACCTCTGGCTCTTGGAGCTACTTACCGAAGTTATTAAAGAGTGCGAAACGCTAGCGGCTTATACTCAGTTGTCCGACGCCAGAAAAATGGTGTTAGTCGATATGATCTACAACATGGGCTACCCGGCGGTCAGCAAGTTTAAGCTATTTCTTTCAGCGCTTGGCCGCTCCGATTGGGCCACCGCAGCAAAAGAGATCGAAAACAGCGCTTACTTTCAGCAAGTGCCAACAAGGGCGGGGCGAAAGATCGAAATGATCTTAAAGGATGAAAACGTGTACCTATGATGGAGCCGGGCGCTGAAAGGCTCCCGGAACTATCAAAGTGCTCGTTGCCGCCTGTGCCGTTAAAGCACGATTCACGGTCAGAGTTTGCGCTATGCGAGCTATTCAAACGCTACATTCCGGGATGGGTGCCGGTTATGGGGGACACCTTTCAGGTACCTATTCGAGACAAGCGCATTGATTTTTTGATCGGCAAAACGTTTGTTGAGTTTCACCCGATCCTAGTGATTCGAGAGCTCAAGGACAGCGATGCTACAGCGCTTTTCAGGCAGATGTATAAGCGCGGAAATCACTTTGAGAAACAGCAACTAGCAGAGCTTTTAACGCTTGAGCTGCGGGCGCAGTATGCCGCTAGGCGGTGGCAGCTGATTCAGCATAGCGAGCACCGAGGTAAAGAGCTTATAGTGTGCGGGAATGAAGTAGATGTTTACAAAAACATTGTGAACCGATTTGCTACGGAGCCGCCTGGATTGAAGGTGTTTTGTAGAGAGTTTTCGAAGCTAATAGAGGCATGCAAGTCATGATGTACGGATTAGATTTTTTGGGAGTAGCAAAGTATGGGAACCTCGCGTTGGCAGAGTTCCCCGACGGGTGGGCGTTGGGTGCCTTTAGCAGAACATTCGGAGACGCAATCCCGGCAGTCTCGCGGATTCTCGATACGGGCCGCTGCCCTCGTGTCCGATTGCATCTCCTCTGGAAAGATGATCATAAGTTTGGCGCGAAAGAGTTTGAAGAGATTAGGAAGGAAGCTAGACGCATTTCTCCGTTTGTACGGAAATATCTAGGCAAGATTGATATCCGCATTTCAGGGGCTTGCGAACATACGCTCAAGCGGGCCGATGGGGAGAAACTAAAGGCGCTAGTCTTAAAAGAGCTTCCGGGGGTGACCTACGTGAATACCCCGTGGATAAAGGGCGGCGGCGAAACTATCAGCGGCGTAAACGAGGTGCACGGCAACGATGCCAAAGCCCCACGGGGGCAGCATGACTTCTCATTCGATGGCCATAACGCAGTAGACTCGGATTTTGACGCCGTGCGCAAGCGGTTCTCGGATTGCGACACGTTCTATATTTGGAACTCGCAATGCAACGGGCGCAAGACTACCGGCGATAAGACCCCGCGACCGGAGCGCAAAGCGTGGCCGACATCGCGCTACATCGATTCCTGGATAGCGTTATCCCGGGAACGCGGAGCGGTGAGCCTACCGGCAAAATGGATATTCAAATCACACGCGGATCAGCATGACGTGCCGCCAGAACCTAGGGCCGGGAAGCCGGTTTGGATATGCCCGACTAAAGCCGCTGAGATAATCCTTAGATGCCGCAACGGGCAGATCGTGGATAGGGCTCGCTATTT